CAAACGGATTGAGGAAGAAACGGCTGCCAAACAAGTGCGACAAGCAGCAGTGAGCGCCGTCGCGTGAGTGAACTACTGATCGGTTGCGGGACCAATCGTGACAAGAAGGTAACTTTTCCAGAAGTGCCGACAGACTGGACGGCGCTGACGACGCTCGATATGGACCCAGCCGTGTTGCCGGATGTCGTTCACGATCTGAATGTGCTGCCATATCCGTTTGCGGATGGCAAGTTTACCGAGATTCACGCCTACGAAGTGCTCGAACATTGTGGGCGGCAGGGCGACTGGTTTTTCTTTTTCAACCAGTTCGCAGAGTTCTACCGGATTCTGCAACCGGGCGGCTATTTCGTTGCCACCGTGCCGATGTGGGATGCGCCCTGGGCATGGGGCGATCCAGGTCATACCAGGATCATCAGCAAGCAGTCGCTGATCTTTCTCAACCAGGAAGAATATGCGCAGCTCGGCCGAACTTCGATGACGGATTATCGGCGCTGGTGGCGCGGCGACTTTCGCACCATCGGCGTGCAGGAAGACTCGGATATTTTCGGTTTCGTATTGCAGCGTCGATGAACTATTTGGAGGATTTGTGGCGGCGTTATCTAGATCAGCCGCACGAGGTCAGTTTTGAAACACAGACGCTCTGCAATGCACGTTGCACGTTCTGTCCATATCCGACGCTCGAACGGCTCGGGACGCGAATGCCGGATGAGCTGATCGAGCGAATCGTTGAACAATTAGCGGCGTTTGAAGTGCCATTTTATGTTTCGCCGTTCAAGTTGAACGAACCGCTGCTTGACGCACGGGTCTTGCCGCTGTGTGAACATATCAACCGTGAAGTACCTACTGCGCTGTTGCGGCTGTTCACCAACGGTCAGGCGTTGACGCCTCGGGCAATCGACTCGATTGCTGGTCTGCAGCGATTGGCGCACCTGTGGATTTCGCTAAATTCGCATGATCCAGTCGAATATGAGCGATTGATGGGCCTCGACTTTGATAAGACCGTCAAGCGGATCGACTACCTGCACACCAGTGACTTTCCGCATCCGGTCATGCTGTCATGTGTCGGTTATCCGAACGAAGCATTCCGTCACTACTGCTTCGGGCGTTGGCCGAAGTTCGATAGTGTCGCCATCAAACGTGACGCCTGGATAGATTACCTGCCATCACAAGCACTGGTGCCGGATACGGCTTGCGGGCGGTGGTTCGAACTGTCGATTACGGCTACGGGAGTCGTGTCGCACTGCTGCATGGACGCCGAAGCGAGATTTCCGATTGGCAACGTCAAGACGCAAACGCTACTCGAAATCTACAACGCGCCGTTCTGGCGGGAACGCCGCGACAAGTTACTCAGCCGCAAGGTCCTGGATGAACGCTCGCCCTGTGCGAGATGTAGCTACTGAGGGATCATGTCAACCAATACCGAAATCATTACCGATTCGCTCCGGCTGCTCGGCGTGCTGGCAGAAGGCGCGACACCAACTGCAGAGCAGGCGGCCGACTGTTTGCGCATGCTCAATCAATTGTTGGCGACCTGGGAGATCGACAACATCACGCTCGGCTATTTCGCGCAGAGTGATCCGGCTGCGACCTGTCCTATCCCAGACTGGGCGGAGAAGGGTGTTTACGGCCAGCTTGCGCTCGATTTAGCACCGCAGTTTCATGCTGTTGTAACAGCAGCAGGCTTGAAGATCGCGCAAGACGGCTACGAACTGATCCTACGCACGCTCATGAATCTCCGTCTCAAGGGCGTCGATATGTCGCATTTATCGCTCGGCGCCGGCCACTGGGCCGGGCGTGGCAAACGCTACAATATCCTGACTGACGCCTGAGTTACCGTTACATGCGACATCTTCCTTTTCACAGTTACCGTCGCAACGTCCCGAACGCTGCAGCGCGACTGGTCAATGTTTTCGCTGAGGCCAACCCGAAGGATGCCAAGGGACCGTATTCGCTGCTGCGGTCGCCTGGTGTGAAGAGCTGGCAGTCGGTCGGCACCGGCCCTGGCCGCGGGCTCAAGGTCATGGGCAACCAGTTGTACGCGGTCTCCGGCAATGCGCTCTTTACGGTTGGCGGGTCAGTAAGCAATCTCGGCAGCATTCCTGGCAGCGGGTTGGTATCGATGGCGGAGAATGGCTCAACTCTGGTGGTTGGGACGAACCCGGATAGTTACCGCTACAACGGCGTGAATGTCGCGCAAATCACCGATCCTGACCTTCCAAGCGTGCAGTCCTGGGGTTTCGTCGATGGCTATTTCACCTATGTCGAAGCCGGCAGTGGCCGGTTCGGCTGCAGCGACCTGTACTCGACCAACTTTGATGCGCTCAAGTTTGCCACCGCCGAGGGTACGCCAGACAATTTGGTCGATCATCTGGTCGATCACAGGCAGATCATCCTATTCGGTACGCAGTCGACGGAAGCATGGTGGAATAGCGATACACCAAATTTCCCGTTTTCACGCATTTCGAACGGCTTCATAGAAATCGGCGCGCTCGGTGGGGCGGCGAAACAGGACAACAGCGTTTTCTGGGTAGCGAACGATCTCACCGTCCGCCGCCTGGTCGGCAGTACGCCAGCCCGTATCTCGACGCATGCCGTCGAGGAAGCCCTGCGTGGTTACACCTCGACGCCGCGCGGCTTCGCTTATTCGCTCGAAGGCCATCTCGTCTATGTGCTCAAGTACGACGAAGCTACCTGGGCGTATGACGCCACCACTAACGAGTGGCACGAACGCGAGAGTTATCCAGTCGCGACTTGGCGGGCTTGCTCGATTGCAGTCATCGACGGCACGATTTACGTCCAGGACCGCACGACCGGCGCCGTTGGGACACTTGATCCAGACACCTATAGCGAGTGGGGTGCAATTTTACGCTCTGAGTGGACCTATCCGAATGTCTATGACGGTAACCGCTGGCTGTTCCACAGCCGTTTCGAAGTTGTCTGTCAGACGGGTGTTGGACTCATCAGCGGGCAGGGCTCCGATCCCGGTATCGTACTCGAGTATAGCGATGACGGCGGCCGGACCTGGACGACAGCGGCTGGGCGAAGTATGGGCGCGATTGGAGATTATAAACATCGCGTCTTCTGGAATCGGCTCGGTCGTAGTCGCGATCGCGTCTATCGCTGCTGGGTGAGTGATCCGATCAAGCTGTCGATCATCGACACGCAGCTCGAGGTCGAGCCGGGAACGCCGTGAAATCCGTCAAGGATATACCGTTTCGGTTTCCGTCTGGGCCAGTGCGGTGGGAAGACTTGGCGAGCATTCTCGGCGTCTGGCAGCGTGAGATCCTAGCGGAATTCGATATCCGCAATGCCGAGACAGTGTTTTCGTCCGGGCTGGTCGCAACCACTACCGGTGTCACATTGGGCGCGCAGGCACTTCCCAGCGGCCGGACGGTGGGTGTGCCGGCGTTGTTCACCTACATCGGCGACGCCGGCAGGGCGGCCTCGCAGCGGTTTCTGTGGCCGATCACAGCGGCCAATCGCAACAGCGTCCAAAGTGCCGCTACGATACTGACGGCGACTTCTGGGGGCGCCAATTCGACGATTGCCGTCGCTGCGCATTCGGTCAAGTTCGACTTCGGCAGCGTCGCTTACAACTCCGGCTCGATCGCTGGTTTGACGCCGGAGACGACCTATTACGTCTATGCCGATGATCCGACCTTTGCCGGCGGTGCTGTCAGTTATTTGGCGACGACCAACCCGGACAATCTGATTGCGCAGGGCCGCTATTATCTTGGTTTCATCGAGACACCATTTTCTGGAGATACCAGGTCAATTGACGCCGCCACGAATGCGGCTGCGGTCGAGTTTACGACGGACGCTAATCATGGCTGGACGACTGGCCAAAGCGTGACTTTCGATGATTTCACGGATGCGAATTGGACAGCATTCAACACCACCACGCAGGTCATCACGGTGACGGCACTTGACAAGTTCACGGTGCCGGTCAATACGACGACCTATGGCGCCTACACTTCCGGCGGCACGGCTACGCGGGTAACGACCGCAGTGCAAACCGGCGGTGGCGCGGGCGCAGGAATTGGAGGATACAGATGGGATTACGTGATTCCGTGAACGTAACCGTTCGCAGGGTGCTATTCGGCAATCCGCACGACGACGCCAAGTGGCTAGTGCTGGAAGGTTCCGTAGAGGGGGCACCAGCGGTCACCAAGCGGCGGGCCATCAACACGGCCGCACTGGCCGATGGTTCGCTGACGCTGGCGGACGAAAAGTCCGCATTGATCGCCGACGTCGAGGAATATCTTGCCCGCTGGAATGCGGTGCAGGCAGGACTAAAAGACTTGTGAGGCGGTTTTTTATCTATGCCATGCCGCGCTCCGGCTCGGCGTGGTTGGCGAATTTTCTGACTTATAGCGGCTCGTTCTGCCAACACGAACCGTTGGCAGGAGGATCTTTCAGATTTAGTGATTATCCGGTCAGTGGAGCGGTGGATACGGGGGCGGCGTTCATCGGTTACGAACCTCCAGATGGCACATTGATTTTTCATCTGTCGCGGAATGTGACTGACGTTGCCAAGTCGTTGCGT